TCACCATTATGTGTCCTTCATTCTTTTCATTATTATAATAATCGCTGTCAATAATACCGATAGTATTTGCTAAATATGTACCTGATTTGAATCCAACACCACTTCTAGGTACAACTGTTAAAAACATATCACCAGGCATTTGAGCCTTAATACCGAGAGGAATTACAATAGGTTTCTGTGACCAACTAAACATACTGGGTAGTACATTATTAGAGGCAGATAACATAAACGACATAGGTGAATAAATATCATAACCAGCGGAATATTTAGAACCTCTTTTTGGTAATTTTATATTATCATATAATTTCTCAATATCGTCTTCTTTTACTAAAGGAAAGTATTCCTTCATATCTTTAATATATTGTTCTAAACTAACTTTTTCAAATTTAATCATCTTAGCACTCCTTAATAAAATATATTGCCTTAAAATAATCTCTGGCTTCCATTAGAACTTTTCCTAATAAATTTTGACCACTGCCATCTCTACCTGTTCCTCAAACATAGTCAAAAGGAGAATCTTCAACAATAGTTTGATTACCAGTAGAAAGTAAAATATTTCTTAAATCTTCATTTTGTGAATATTTTTGTATATTTATGGTTAACATAAAATTATATCTAACTGATGACCATTTTTCATCATTAAAATCCTTAACCTGTCTACCTAATTTTTTAATCTTCTTAGGTTCAGTTTCAGCCATAATCTTTTCCGCTGTTTCAACATCTTTAAAATATATTGCTTTTGCATACATAAATGCTTGTTCAGAGCAATTAAATTCTATTCCTTGCCACGTAAATTTACAAGGATGAAAATTACTGAAACAACCATATTTTTCTCTTTCTTTCCAAAATCCAATTACATTTTCCATTAAAATATTTCACCATTCTCTTCCTTAAATGTATCCTCTGACCATTCTTTTAAATCATAACCATTATCTTTAAACCATTTAATTATACAAGGTCTTTCAGCGCACTTACATTTTGAAGATTCATATACTATTAAACAAATAATAGGTTCACCTTCATAATTATTTATCTTTTTAACCTCGTTGGAAACTCTTTCAAATTCAACCATTAATTTATTAAAATCTTGTTTACATAAATATTCATAATATTTATCCATAAATTGACAATGTGGAACTTTATCTAAATAAGGACAAGGTTTAGCCTCGCCACATTTTTCAGTTAATGATTCAAAAACCTCATTAAAACAAGAAAAGGTCTCTTCCTTAATTCCATTAATAACATTATTATTATCTAAAAATATAGAACCTTTACTAACGTTATTATAAGAAAATATCCAATAAGGTCAAGAACCTGTTGTTGCAACAGGTATCATATTAGGCTTAAATAACCTAATATGATAAAAGTCTGTTATAAAAATTCTCATAATTAATCTTTATTATGTTCAGGATGATTATGTTGATTATATTTCTCCTTAAAGCCTCTTAATGCTAAATCAGTAACAAACTCATCAAATTCATCTACTGTAACACCCCAAGAATTACATAAATTTTGTAAACTATCTCTTCGACACTCTTTATAAATCATATAAGAGATATTATTAAAAGTTTTTTTATCCATACTTTATTCCTCCACTTTCTTTGATTTCTTTGTAGACTTTTTCCTAGGTTTTTCCTCTACCTCTTCTTCTTTTTCAACCTCAACATCTTCCTCTAGATCATCTCCGGATTCAGCTTCTGTTTTCTTTTCCTCTAACTTATCTAAAATATCTTCAGCCTTTTTAATTTCAATACCAAATGCTTTTGATACATTTTTCATATCGGTATTTCTTTCCTCAGTTACTAATAAGTCAATTCCATCATCAACACCAATAGTTGCTTCTGATGCAGCATCAATTGCTGTTACAATTCTTTCAAATGGATTCTTTCCTTGTGTTGCAAATAATGCGCCTTTTGCTACATCACTACCACTACCAATAGCTAAATATTCTTGAATTTCAGTTACTGATAAATCACACCAAATCATCCAAGCCTTATCCTTATATGCAAATAGGAAAGCATTTGGCATCATTACACAACCACCCTTAGCACCAGTTTCAGGATCTGTTGGAACGTCGCAAGGAACACCATTAGCATTTAATGTTGCACAAATTGTAGGTGCTAAACTTCTAATAACAAATTCAATTGAAGGTTCGGTAACTAAGGCATTTTTATCTATAATATCTGCATATTGGATAATTTGACTTGCTCTTGCTGAACCAACACCTCCCATTACTGCACCAGGTAATCCAGGAACCTCCCAAATTTTTGTACTTGAATGATCTTTATTATTACCATAAGATACTTGTTTGTCTGCTCCAAGAACAACTCTGTCCTTATCTTTAATTGCAATTACTAAACTCATATTATATAAAATCTCCTTTTCTGTTCATATATTAATTATACAATTTATACAAAAATAAAAGGACTTTTTAGTCCTTATTTTTATATCTTCTTTTCATTTTTTCGTTATAGTAATAAGTATTTTTTAAATATTCATTATCCGTTTGATTTGCATAAGCTATTTCATCTTTATTAAAGCAATGACTATCCCAATATGGGTGACTAGGATATACCGCTGAATGCTCTCTAGGAATTCTTGGGTCTAATAAAACACATTCTCTTACATTTTCAAAACAAATTCCTTGTTTAGTTAATCCTTCCCAAATACTTGTCCAGAAGCTAACATTATTTGCTAAATATGCATTTTCGGTTAACTTTGCAGCTTCTGCTTCTCTTCTTGTTACATATCTAAAAACATGTCTTGCATCAAATATTTCTTGATATATTTCTTGAACTTTTTGACAATCTTCTACATCTCCACCTAAAATAGTGAAATTATATGTAAAGTTATTACAATGTTGAGTAGCTCCGGCATGTTCGGGACTATGAATAATATGCTTTCCTGTTTGTAACTGTAAATAATCACAATATCCAATATTAGTTGTTGATTTAATTAGATATATGTCTGCATTAACTTCTTGAATAGCATCATAAACTAAATGGCAGTCTAATTCTCCAACTTTTTCATCATAAGGTGTTGGAACAGCTACTATTGCTAAATCATAATTAATATTTTTAACTTCCTCTAATGCTAATTCAAAGGTCATTGGAGTTTTATTAACAAAGGATTGATTTAAATCCAATATTTCAGGAAAATATTTCTCTCTTAAAACATTATATTCTAATTGTCCTACAACTCCATAACCAACTATTATTATTCTTTTATTCATTATTTTACCACCTACTATTTATTATAAATATACAATAATTATACAAAATAAAAAGAGGTAATTAAACCTCTTTATTTTTCTTTGTATCTTTTAAGAATGGGATAGCATCTGATTTTACAATCCAACTTACTCCAAAGAAGAATAAGGCTATTGCTTCAACTATCCAAGTTAAATTATAAGGTGCTCAATCAAAGAAATTTAATAACATTAATAAGAATGCACCTATCATTCCAATACCACATATTCTATAAATAATATTTTTAATTTTCTTTTGCTTAGTCATTTCACCGTTTGATTTAGTAAATAGGAAGAATGACATAAATGCTAAAGTTCCAAAGAATCCAAAAGCACTTACACAATGGAAAATATTACTTATATTTGAAGGTAAATGTAATATACCTGTTTGTAAATCAGGATTTGGTAAATATGTCATTGGAAATAAACATATTAATATACCAAATATACCAGCAATAGTTGCTGTAATATCATCTATTTTTTCATATCCTTTGTAATTAATAAGTAATATTCCTGCACTACCTAAAACTACCATAAAGGTACCAACTGAAAATAAACTATAATAGGTAATAGATATTGATTGTGGTCATGATAAAGTTATCAATGCCACTAATCAAGGAAGTAACATTCCTAAAATACCTATCATAATTCTCATACGTTTAGTATCAACTGTTACATTAGTCATTGTAAATTCTCCTAATCATTTAATAAATCTGCTAATCTTGCCGTAGCAGAACGTTCTGTTTTAACTAAATGAACATAACCAAATAAAGCATTACCTTTTAATCTTTCAATCATTGTTTCAATACCTTTTGATTTTTCAAAAGCTACTTTATCTCTTTGTCTCAGATCGCAATCCATTCAAACAGCACTACCTTCTGCGGCTCTTGCAATAATTAATTGAATATGTTCTTTAGTTAAATTTTCAGCCTCAGAACACATAATTAAAGTATCTTCAAAGTTTCTTCCTCTTAAAGATTGTAATGGTTCAACTGTTAGTAAACCATCTTCAATCATTCTTTCAACTTCTTTTTCACCACAATGGTCAATAAAAGGTCCTAAAAATGGTTTTAATTTATCATTTATTTCACCTGGTAAAGCACCTAAATCTTTAGTATCCTTTACATCAACATTATTTCTAATCCACACAATTCTTTTAAATTTATGTGCTTTTAAGGCTTCTAATGCCGCCGATACTAAGATAAAAGTTTTACCTGAACCTCAAGTTCCTGTTAATAATTTAACTGTTACATTATCATTTTTCATTAAATCAAATGCACATTTTTGTTCATCATTTTTAGGAACTATGGTTTCTTTATCTTTGATTTTAATTGTGTTGTGTTTAAATCGTCTTAAATGATCTCCTTCCTTGCAATATGAGTCTATCAATTTACCATCAACGTAAACTAATAGGTATTCATTCTCTAATAAAGGGAATGGTTCCTTAGGTTCTTTTTCTACATATAATTCTGCTAATTCAGCATCTGTAGGGTTTCACACCTTCCAACCTAAATAATTGCTTAATTCTTTTTCATTATTCACTATTTAAACCCTCTTTACTACTATATTTTTATTATTAAATTTTACTTAATTTAGTGAAAATTTTAGTATGTTATATGTAACTCTCCTGTATGTATCGCTTCTTTAACTTGCT